GTAATAAAAATACCAAAAATGGAAAACGAATTTAAGAAAATAGGATGCTTCGTGCAATCGGCTTTTGATAAACTTAAAAAGTCCGGAGATACAGTTGATGGTATAAGTGGCATACCAAGCGGATTTAAGGATTTGGATAAAATAACATCAGGTTGGCAAAACGGTGATTTAATTGCTATTGGAGGACGCCCCGGAATAGGGAAAACATCATTTGTACTTTCAATGATTAAAAACATGGTGGTCGAAAATAAAATTCCTGTAATCTTATTTTCGCCCTGTATGAGCCCTCAAAATGTGATAAATAGCATTTTATCTAATATGTGTTCCATTCCAAACGACAGCTTTTTGAGCGGGATGTTAAAGCCTTACGAATGGAATCTTATTGAAAAAGGAATAGAAATTTTAAAAGAGTGTAACCTCCTTATTGATTCAACTCCTATTTTAAAAATAGATAATTTATGCGAGAAAGCAAAAGAAGGGGTAACGAAACACGGCGCGAAAATAATATTCATAGATTATCTTCAGTTGTTGTACCAAGAGGCTAAATATTCAGAGAATAGGTATTTGGAATTAAACTACTTTACCCGACGACTTAAAAGTTTAGCAAGAGAGCTTAATGTTCCTGTAATAATCACTTCACAGTTAAACAGGGATATAGAAAAGAGAGATGAGTATTATATGAAGCGCCCTCAATTAACTGATTTCCGTGATAGTGGGACTATATGCGATGATTGTGATATAGCCTTATTCATTTATAGACCCGAATTTTATCAAATATATTTTGACGATAGAGGGAATGATATGCGTGGAGTGGCAGAAATTATTTTGGGGAAACATAGAAACGGAGCATTAATTGATGTATTATTGGAATTTCATGGTGAATTTAAACGGTTTAATAATATAAATATATAAATTCCCATCATATATCATATTAAAAGCAGCCATCTTAATTTCTGAGATGGCTGCTTGTTTTATATACATCTCAATGAAAAAATGCTGATGTCACCATGAGTATGCCAAAGAAAGTCAAACCGGAAATTGTATATGTCAAATGCCGGAATTGCAAGAATGCCTCGGACTTCGGGGATAATTCTACGTATTGTAAGGCTAAAGGGCATAGAATGTGTGCCTGTGACAGATATGGGCAAATTTGCAATAGTTTTCAAAAGAAATAATTATAACGAAATAGGAGAAAATTATGAATATCGAGATGCAGACAAAGATACGTGAATGGGAAGCGGAACGCGACAGGAACCTGCGCATCCACTGTCCTCTTGTAGCCGCCAAATTCCAAAGATGGATTGACAGGGCGAAGAAAGAGGACGGAAACAAGAATACAGACAACAAGAAAGGGGGCAATCCATGAGAAATAAGCTGACTGTAAACGACCTCCCCGCGGATGTGGTGGAACGGATAAAAAAGATAATCAATGAGGACAGGCAGATGCTGAAGCTGAGGGAAAGGCACGCTTCCTTTCTCAGGTCACACCGCTATATGGAGGCAATGAAACTCAAACAGATGATGGACGGTATAGAAAAACGTGTCATAAACCAATACCTTTCCGAATATGAGGGGATGTCGGAATCCATGGATAATTTCATGCGTGAAATGTCGGAAGAGGACAGGGAAGAGATAAACGTCCTTACCAACAGTATCATCATGCTGTGTGATATGGTAGAGACCTTTACGATGGACTGTAACGAGATTTAAAAAAAATATCATCCTGATTACCGTATAGAGATGTTTGACAAGGTTTCCGAATGCGGGAAAGCCGCCAAAGCTCAGGTGGACTTCATGTCAAAAAGCACGGATATGGTTTACCAGTGTGCCTTTGCCGAGGATGCGGACAAAATAACAGAAATGGTTAGGAACAAGGTCAAGGCTTTCATCAGAAAGCTGAAACGGAAGAAAAAGGCGGAACATGAAAACTGCTGATGGTTATCCTGTGGTATGTTACGGTGTAAAAGGTAAATACAATATACATCGCATCTGCCGCCGTTGTGCCATATATCGTAAATACGATTCAATTCCCGAAAAGCCATGCTACAGGCTTCATGGAATACATCTGTTGGGCAAAAGAGAATGCCCGATCTTTGAACAAAAAATTATCGAAATATCAAAATAACGAAAAATAAACAATATCATGGAACAGAAAATAAAGGCTTATAAAGCATTTGATAAAGATTTATCTTGTAGAGGGTTTAAGTATGAAGTAGGTAAGGAGTATGAAGAAACAGGTTACATAAAGGTATGCGAGAAAGGTTTTCATGCATGTCCTTATCCTCTGGATGTTTTTGGTTACTATCCGCCGGCTGGGGCAAGGTTTTGTGAGGTTGAGCAGAGTGGTAAAATAGACGATTCAGAAAGTAACAAGGTTTGTTCTTCAAAAATTAGAATAGGTGCTGAGCTTGATATAAGGGGGCTTGTGAAAGCAGCTGTATCTTATGTCAAGGAACGGTGTACTAACGAGTGTAATGCGGAACCGGGAAAACCTGCTACGGCTGGTTATAGTGGTGCTGCTACGGCTGGTTATAGTGGTGCTGCCACGGCTGGTGATTATGGTGCTGCCACGGCTGGTAATTGTGGTGCTGCTACGGCTGGTGATAGAGGTGCTGCCACGGCAAGAGGAAAGGCTTCAACAGGATCTAATGGTTTGTCAGTAGCAAGAGGAAAAAATGTTCAGGTAAAAGGCGGAATAGGTGCAATTTTGGTCATAGCTGAGGAAAGGGATAATACGTATGATATTGTTGATTGGAAGGCTGTAGTAGTTGATGGTGAGGTTGTCAAGGCTGATACATGGTATAGACTGGAAAACGGTGAGTTAGTGGAAGTTGATTAACAGTTGGCTGATAGAGCAATTAGAATTTAACTAATAACAGGGAAGAAATGAATACAACTTTTGAAAAATCGGCTAATAGTACCGATGAATGGTACACACCGAAAGAAATTATAGACGCATTGGGTGAATTTGATTTAGACCCATGTGCCCCAGTAGCCCCCCCCTATAAAACGGCAAATGTCATGTACAACAAAAATGACGATGGATTAAAACAGGAATGGAAAGGTCGCGTTTGGTTGAACCCACCTTATTCCCGTCCTCTTATAGAATGTTTCGTTAAACGGATGGCAGAACATGGAAACGGCATTGCTTTACTTTTCAATCGTTGCGATTCAAAGATGTTTCAGGATGTGATATTCGAGAAGGCAACGGCAATGAAATTCTTGCGTAACCGAATCAGATTCTTCCGTCCAGACGGAACTCGTGGAGATTCTCCCGGCTGTGGTAGTATTCTCATCGCTTTTGGTGAGGATAATGCGGAGGTAATAAAAACTTGTGATATTGCAGGTAAGTACGTTAGAATAAATTAGAGCAAAACTGAACAAATATGAGCAAACTATATAAAGTAACTATTTTCGGGGAATCATTCCTAATCGGGTGGTTCCCTTTCTCTTCACGCTGGTATAACAAGCTAAAGATAATCAAATGATAGTACGTCATTTTATAAGAGTTCCGGTTGGAAGTACTGTCTATTGCGACAATCAGCCGGTTAAAATACTGGAGAAAGGATATGCCCTTGCTCTATGTGATATTAATGGGAAACGGGTATATATCACCTGCTATGATTTGGAAAAGAAACCATTCGTCAGCACGAATGGGGAAGAATGAAAAAGAGCCAACCCACGCACGACCATGAATCAGCTCTTCCTTACACGATTATGATGCAAATATACTATTTACTTTTAAAATAATCGTGTTATGGAACTGGATTTTAACAAAATAATTCGCCTTAAAAAGATTAGAATTGAGAAATCAGAACTTTCAGAGGAAGAAAACGCCTTGACCACCCCAATTTTGAAAGACAAAAGCCTTATCCATGAAATCTACAAAATATTCGTTGAGTTGCTGAATGAGAGAGGATGTCCACCGAATATTGACAGTGTTACCCAGCGGAAGAAGTTCATTTTCATTATCCTGTACCTGTTTTTTGTTTTCTCCAAGCTCGCTTGCTGGTGGAAAAATGACAGCAGGGTTACGTGAAGAGATGTCAAGGGTGCTTGGGGTTCAGTCCAAAAGTACAATTTCCGACAATTGTGCTGATGTCGTGTTTTTGTATCAGAACTATGGGGATTTCAGCGGGGATATAGAGTATCTTTATACCGAAATCGTAAATCGGTTAAGAATCAAATGGCTAATCAATTAATGAGCCGGGGCTTAGCGCTCCGGCTTTATTTTACTTTTTAGGTGTTCTTGGGCCAGTCCCTGTGTTTGTTGATTCATTAAGCGTTCCTTTTTTACTACTGCGATGTGAAGGAATGTTTTTAGTAACTTTAGTTTTTGGGGAACTGGGCTTCTGATTGTTTGTTTTTGCCATAATTTTTATATTTTTGAGATTAAGAATTTTCCAATTAGAATGTACCCTATTATAAGTGAGATTATTTTTATAATGAAAATCAACCAGGAAATTGTATTTAGCCATTCCGGTTCATTAACATCTATATTTTCGTCTTTATTGTTCTTTTCTCGCTTGCATAAATAATAGCCATACCATACAAATGTTGATATAGCATATTGCAGTAAATCAAAAAATAATGAAGCGCACAATAGTAATGCTGGTAAATATAATTCAGTAGGAACGGAAATATCGTTATCTGTCTTATTAAAAATCCATATAATTGCAAATCCAGCAAAGCATAATTGGCGATTTATATCACTAAGTTTTCCTGAGATTTCTTCGTAAGCATCTCTAATTTCTGATAATTTCATCATAATATAACTCCTTTCTTTTTACGTTCTAATTCTCCCTTCCTAATAATGCAGATTGCATTTTCATAAGGCTCTTCCGTCTTTTGCCAGTAGTTCAGAAGTGACTGCCGGGCAATTCCGAGTTCTTGGCTTGAAAATACATCATAGATGGCAGCAGGTGAAGCAAAGTATCTATGCTTACCTGTCGCTTTCATTTCTACGTGTATAACTCTCCTTTTATCTTCCTTTTCCATGATGCAAATATACTTATATAATTAGTATATGTTACGTAAAATAATATATTTATATTTTATTAACTATATAAATAGTATTATATGTTACGTAATATACTATTTTTGTATCATCAGAAACGAAGTAATAACAATTAAAAGATATATGATTAAGGCAACAAAGAAGATTGATGAAAAGAAAACATTGAAGTATGCAGTAGCATTCTACTTCTGTACATCAGGTAAGATAAACTTCATGTTAGGCAATAAAAGGTATCAGCATATAGATACTGTTTATGACCAAAGAGAAGACGGTAGAGGGTTTAATACTTGTGAAGTCGTTTATAACTACAAGGCTCAAAGGTATGAGGTTCTGAATGTA